GCAGTATAGCAGAAGAAATCATAATGTCTGACAGTTTTGGAGAAATGACAGTAGTTAAATAGAAAAAAAGCGGGGCAATTACGCCATGCTTTTTATTCTTTCTCAATCCACCAACTATGTTCTTTTTATTTATCTTTAATTTTCAAATTAGTAGTAAGATCAATAAATTGTTGTTCTGTCAGTCGTATTTCCGCTTTAATTAATATCTTTTCTAAGTTTTTTGTATTTGATACTGTTTCATACTTAACATATATAGGCCTATGCATTTTAATAGTTGTATTTTTAACTCCGTACGAATATGATAATCCGCAAAATACGAATACAATTACAACTATTAAAATATAATTAACTATTATTTTAACTTTATTGTTAACTAACATTTTAACCCCCTAATGCTTCATCATGCTATAAATTGATATTAATATAGCAACTGCCGATATACAGGTAGTTATTAGATACTGGTTTGAATCTTTGCGATCCTTTAACTCATCAACAAGTGAACTAACGGAACTAGCAAGCGTAGACAAAATAGTCTCTAATGTCCTAATGCGTGGCTCGTGTTGCAATTTTTCACTTTCCTCCGATCTTACTTTTATAGTTGCCACGTCAACTGATAGGTCATCCAACTTACGCGATATTCTTTCTGCTAAAACATTATCCATCCTTACCTCCTATTAATATATATTCCATCCATCGTTACTAGTTGCAAAAGGATCGTTGCCTGCATTAATTTGAAAAACCTTATTTGGATAATCAGCAATTAAGTAATTCCAACTTTCACGGGCGGTTCTAATTTCTGCATCGTTACCTGTTAGGATTCCGTCTGATACCATGTTAGTTAACTTTGTTTTATTGATAGACAATGTTGCATCTAAATTATTAATACGTTGTTGTTTTATTTCTTCCTGCGTTATTGGTACTTGCACTTGTTGTATTGGTTGTTCAACAATAATTTGTTTTTCTTTTAATTCTCCGTTAATATATTCATATTTTGTCCAATCAATGGGATTACCGTCACCAAAGGTTATATATCCATCAGGTTTGTTATTAACATCTGTGTGAATTAATTTACCTTCATTAAATAGATAATAATATTTATCCATTATATCCCTCCTACCATTGCTTGGTTTTTATTTTTTGCTCGCCATCCCATGCAGTATAACCACTTGGTACTGTAGTTGGATTGCAGTTTAGTGTTGCTATGCCGTTATTCGCTCCACTTGCGTATCCCAAGAAGGGGAATAGTGCCCCATTGGGCAATGTCGTAAAAGCATTAGCTCCGTTTGCAAAGAAAACGCCATTTTTGCTAAATTTAATGGTTCTCTTATCTAAATCAACAGCTACGCCTATAACATCACCAGTCACAAAAATAGTACCATATGCTAAATTGCCTGGATATATAGAACCATTAAAAGGTGCTATGCTTCGTTGATTAATATCAGTTTCCTGATCTTGATTGAGATTTAATGTCGTATTTGCCACACCCATTAACATGGCATTTCCACCTGCTCCAGTCCCTCCATTATGTATAATATCAAAACACCAAGAACCAGCAGAATGAGAAGTTGTCCCCCTTACACCTGTAGCAGCGGAAACCTGCGCTGTTAAACTATTATTAGACAATATAACTCCTGCGCTTTTGTCTGCAGGATTCCACGTTGTAATCATTACCTATTCACCCACTTTTGATTGCACAAAATTTGACAAGTTGATAATCCATCTCCGCTAACCGTATAAGTAAATAGATCATCACTTGTACCTGTTACCGTTGCAGAATAGGTTAAAGTACTTTTGCCACTAGCTGATATCGATATCGTACCGACTGTAGTTACCCCTTGTTTGACCGTAATAGTTGTTGCTGTACTTGGTGTACCAATGCAATAAAAATCAGTTGTAGCCATTGTTCCGTTCCTACAAAGCGGTATTGTGATTATTTGACCTGCCGTAGTAGGATTTGCTAATATAAATTGTTGTATCCATTGTTGGTTATTTAATGATTCTAGACTTTTAGCTGGTGCAGTTCTAGCATCTGATTTACCAGTAACTAGTTTTTGTAAACTAATAATGCCAGTTAAAAGAGTTGTTAGGTTTCCGCTATATGACGAAAGTAACGTTGCATCGGTTAAAGTCCTATTGCCAATTGCCAAGTCAGTCGCAGAATTATTAGCAATTGTATCTGCCAATGTTGCATGATTTACAATTCCATCATCATTAGTGTCGTAAACTGTTTTTAACATATCTCCTATTCCTGTACCGTCTGCACCTTTTGCAACACCTGCATCGATAGTGGATGAATCGCTAAATGTTAATATTAAATGACCAGATCCATCGATGTTAGCACCTGTAATACTAACACCATTGGTTCCATTTGCCCCTTTAACAAGTCCAACATCAATAATAGTACTATCCGTTAAGGTAATCAATAAATGACCACTGAGGTCAATTGAAGCACTAACAATGCCAATTCCGTTATCACCATTAGAGCCATTTAATCCCGCAAAGTAAGTAAGTCCATTCCACGGAGTAACTCCATTTCCTATTTTCATTTTAATAGGTGTAGTATCTAAAGTGAACGCTAATTCCCTTTGTACTAATATAGGGTTAACGGATTGCCAATTTGATTCTATATCACCACGCATCTGAATTATATCAGCCATAATAAACCTCCTTTAAATTTCTACTTTACATGAAAATTGAACATCACCAGCAACTGATAAGAAATATACTCCGAATTTTATTGTTATATTTGTTGCATCTACTGCTAATATTTGATTAGGTATTACATCAAACATTCCGCTATTAGTTCTAGCGGTAACAGTGCATTTCCAGATAGATGGAGTAGAAACGCATCCATGGGAAATAGTACCTGACTTTTGACCATCGCTGGAAACAGCTACATTTCCAACGGCATATCCATCTGTTTTTAATCCTGTGTTATTTGACCATTTAAATTTATTCAAACGATCTGTTCCGGTAACTGACAGAGTTCCTACTAATTTGTTGTTTGATATAACGAAAGGTCCACCACTTGCTCCGTCAGTTAAAGCTAAACAAATATTACTGTTAATATGCTTACCATTTGTTATTGATACGTTTTTAGTTTGATTATACAAACAATCGCAGTTTGTTATATTGGTAAAACTGTTATTATCTTCTGTTACGTTATCAACCCAACTACCTAAATTTATTCCGTATCCACTGTACCCTATCTTATTATTAGAAATAACTATGTCGTTTATCGCAGTTGGCGTTGACCCTGCATAGATACCTACGCCTGTACTTCCACCAGTTGCAGCAGCTATATAATTACCATTGATTACAGCTTGCTGAACACCAGTTATTCCACCATTTAAATAAATACAAGAACTTCCGCATTGATCTAACATATTATTAGAAATATTAATAAATAATACATCTTGAACATTAACTTGGTACGATCCAGTGGTTATTAAAGTGCTATCTAATAACCATATTCCTTCTGCTCTTGCACCTACAACAGAAGAAGCAACCTTTACACCTTGTCCGATTCCTCCCATATATGTACGTCTTACACCAGAATTTATTAATATTCCAGCTGTTGTTCTGCGTACGTGTACGCAATACGCACTAGCATTAGTATTTGTCATATAGCAATCTTCTATAAATGTATTTGAAGAATTTATTTCTATTATATCAGAAGAATTACTTGTTAAGTTTTCAAAATAACATTCAACAACTTTATGCCCTAATCCATTTTGGAAATTCATAATTTTACCAGAAGTTCCACCATGTTTTAATGCAATTCCAACAAAACTAGCAAAGTAATTTGCAGTAACATTAAACATATCACCTGCATTAGTTTTGTATATCATTGTTGATTGTGACCATGATTGCCCACCGACAAGCGTAGTGCTGTTTACAGAGATATTCAACGTAGATGTTACCCTATATATACCATCTGGGAAATATATTGCACCTCCTGCATTTAATGCTGCTTGAATAGCACTTGTATCGTCTGCTATATTGTCACCAATTGCACCATAATTCTTAACACTATTAATTTGACTATTCCACCTTGTCTTTTCAAAATCAGTTACAAACCTGTTATTTAAATCCTGCGATATAATGCTTGGTGGATGGGTTAATGGGTGAATATATCCTTCATAATATCCCATATCATTCCATCTAGTAATTCCATTGCCTATTTTTTGTTTCCAAGGAACAGTATCTGTTACATATCCGATTTGTCCATCAGCTAGAATAGGATTAGCACTAGCCCATTCCGCTTCTATGTCTCTCCTTTGTTGCATTATATTACCCATTGGCTCCCCCTCCATCATACTTTTGCTTGTCTAAATAAACGCTTCTAGAATTTCCACCATCAATAGATTTACTATCAATAGTACCAAACTTAATAGTATTTTCTAGTGCTGTTCCGTCTTCATTCCACCCTAGTACATAACCTGCTACTGGATTTGGTAGCACTTTACTTACTGAATCTTCGGAAGTAACCGAGAATTTTAATGTCCTGCTTAATTCATCATGTAATTGTTGGTCAATAATAGTTGACTTATCCAATGATCCTTCAACTGTTTTTGCAAAGTACGCCCCTTGA